ATGATGAAAGTCCAGCAAGACGCGCAGGAAGCCGCAATTGATGCACAACTTAAGGCCGCTGAGATATCCCTAGAAAGGGATCAAGGTAGGGCCGTAGCCATAGGAGCAACATGACAAATAGAACCAGAGAGGAACAAGCAAGAAGCCTCCTCAACGATAAACTATACAACGAAGCATTCGATCAATTAGCAGAAAATTTACACAACACTTGGTATAACTCAAGTGTGAACGATGTCGAGAGCCGAGAACAGGCTTGGCTCAGTTTACGACTCCTTGAGCGACTTCGCCTTCATCTAACCAGTATTATTGAAACTGGAGAAATGGCAAAGAAACTAAAGGAATACCATATATAAGGAGAAAATTTTATGGCGGATAAGCAACAAGCCCCGCAAGTTAGTGATGATGATGGAACGTTGCACAGCGCAACAGAAGCATTCTTAGGCTTAATGACCCCTTCCGAGGAAATGTCTGAAGCACAAGAAAGCGCCCCTACCGAAGATGTTGAAGAGTCCACTGGAGAAATCCAAGACGAACCATTGGAAGAGGAGTCGGAAGAGTACGAAGAAGAATCCGTAGAGGAGGAAGACGAGTACGAATCCGAGGAGTCTGAAGAGGGCGAGGACGAAGAGGAACCCGGCATGAACACCACCTACGCTGTTAAGGTAGATGGTGAAGAGATCGAGGTAAGCCTTGACGAACTTGTAAAAGGTTATTCCCGACAATCAGACTATACCCGAAAGACGCAAGAACTGTCTCAACAGCGTAAAGAAATGCAGGCACTGCAACAGCAGTACCAAAATGAAGTTATGCAGATTCAGTCCGAGCGTCAGCAGTACATTGACGGATTGCAAAACGCTTTGGAATCCTCTTTATCTGCCTTAGATCAATTTGTAGGAATTGATTGGGAACATCTGCGACAAACTGATCCTATTGGGTTTGTTACCAAAAAGGAAGAGTATCGTGATGCCCAAGAAAAAGTCCAAAGAACTCAGCAACAGCAGCAGGCCGCTAGACAAAGGCAAGAATACCAACTAGCAACTGCTCGACAAGAGGCTATTAAGAATGAAAGGGCCAGACTAATAGAGGCTTTGCCTGAATGGTCTGACCCAGAAAAACAGGCTTCGTTAGCGTCTAATTTAAAAAGTTATGCTTCAACACAAGGATTTAGTGAAGAAGAAATTAACTCTTTGATTGACCACAGGTCTTTGCTGGTACTTAGGAAAGCAATGCTGTACGACAAAGCAAGTTCGTCAGACATTGCCAAGAAAAAGATCAAAGGTAAGCCGAAAGTTGTTAAATCTGGCTCTGGTAAGGGGAGAAAAAGCATTGACTCCGAAAAACGTTCTGCTTCAATGAAGCGTCTTAAACAGTCTGGTCGCCCGGAAGATGCGGCTAATCTGTTGGAGGCATTTGTGGAAACTTAACATTTAGGAGGCTATGATGGCTGTCCCAACTAATATTAACTATACCTTTAATGCAGGTTCGGGTTCTACCCGACTCAAATCGATCCGAGAAGACCTTTCGGACATTATCTATAACATCGCTCCGCTCGACACGCCGTTTATGTCGGGTTGCGGCAAGGCTACCGCTGAAAACACTTATTTTGAGTGGCAGACGGATACTATTGCCGCTGGTAGTGCGAACAAAAAACTGGAAGGTGATACCGGTCTTACTTCTGATGCCCGTGCTGTACCAACTCGCGTTGGTAACTACACACAGATCAGCCGTTATGTGGTTGAAACCTCTGGCACGAACGAAGCGGTAAACAATGCTGGTTTCCGTTCCGCTCAGGCCTACCAGTTGGCGAAAAAAGCCAAGCAACTTAAGCGAGACATGGAGTATCAGTTGACCTCCAACGATCCGCAGAATGGCGGTGCTGCTGGAACGGCCCGTGCGACTGCTGGTCTTTCTTGCTGGCTTGCTTCTGGCTATGTTTCCAACAACTCAGGTTCGGGTTCTCCTGCTGCCGCTACTGGCGACGGTACGGATGCCCCGACTGACGCGACGGCAACTGCTGCTATCACGGAAGCCAACATCAAATCCGTAATCAAGACTGTTTATGATAACGGTGGAGATCCTGACATGATTATGTGTAAATCAGGTCAGAAACAGGCTATCTCTGCTCTTTCGCAGACGGTGTCTGATCTTCGCACGATGACCAGCGGCGAAAGCCCTGCAAGTGTCGTTGCGGCGGTTGACGTGTATGTAAGCGACTTTGGCACTTTCCGTATAGTACCAAATAGGAACCAGTTCCGTTCGCGCGATGTGTTCTTCCTTGACATGGACTTCTTCGAGATTGCTTATCTCCGTCCTTTCAAGACTGAAACCCTCGCAAAAACGGGTGACGGTGTTCAGCAGATGTTGATTGTTGAATACGGTCTTAAGTCAAACAACGAAGCGGCCAGCGGGTTCCTTGCTGACGTATCGTAGTTTAGGAGCGGGGGAGGAGAAATCCTCCCCCTATTCTTATGAAAGATGAATCACTAGATAAATTTGCTAAAAAACTTGGCGCTACGCCTAAAAAATCAAAAAAGCCTAAATCGATGGACTCAGAGCAACTTTTAGAAAAACACCTAAAAAATATGCGCGATGGGAAAACTCCAAAAGGAATTGGCGGGATAAAAACTTATTATGTCTAAGAAAGCACTATTTGATGTTTATCCGCACAGGGCTACTTACGTCCATGAGCATGCTGACGGAACAGGCACGTTCCAGACGGTGCAGGACGTTGAGCCAATCCTTGAAGAAAACAAGCGCAGGTTAAATGACTACGGCGATAAAAAAACACTAGGTAAACGTGGAGAATTTCACCAAGTTGCCAGCGTTCCTTTCAACATTTGGGAATTGTGGATGCAGCAAACAGATGGTGAAATACAAAAAAACCCAAAACTTTTAGCGAAGTACCTTAACGATCCTGATAACAAATACTTTAGAGTAGCCCCTACAGACCTATAGGACAAAACGATGCAAAATACTTATTTTAGACCGTTAAATATTAACGAAGCAAAAGCATTTACAGGCACTGCTGCTAGTTGTACCGCTGTTACTAGCCAGACTTACGCAGTAAACTTGGTTGCTAGTTCTGATTGCTACGTTAACTTTGGGCAGACTGCAAGCGCAACGGCTGGTCATTTTATTAAGGCTGGCGAAGTGTATACCTTCACTTGCCATCCTTCAGAAGTTATTAGCGTTATCCAGAAAAGCGCTGGCGGTACGCTAGAAGTTTCTCAACTGACTCGATAACATGGCAATCTCTAACTACAGCGAACTAAAGACTGCTGTAGCCAACTGGCTAGATCGTGACGATCTGACGGACAGGATACCAGAGTTTATCGCTTTATGCGAGGCTAGGTTTAACCGGGCCTTGCGTATTAGGGCTATGGAAACTAAGCAAACAGCGTCTACTGTCGCTGGTCAGCGCAACCTTGCTTTGCCTGCTAGGTTTATTCAAATGCGTAACTTCCAAGTTAACACTGCTAACTTAACTCCTTTGCAGTACGTCACTCCTGAGATATACGACAGGCTCTACGGAACCGCCAATACTGGCACTCCAGAGGTTTACACAATTATTGCAGATGAACTTCAGTTTGGCCCTATTCCTGCAACAGCGCAAACTGTAGAAATGCTTTTTTATCAAAGTTTTCAGGCATTGAGCGACTCAAACACTACTAACTGGGTTATTACAAACGCTCCTGATGTATATCTTTATGGCTCTTTGATGGAGGCTGAACCGTTTATTATGAACGACGCAAGGCTTCCTTTGTGGGCTACTGGATTTCAGACGGCAATAAGCGATTTACAGAATCAGGACAACAAGGATCGTCACTCAGGCTCCGCGCTTAGAGTGATGAACACTGGTGGATACTATTGACGGCTCCTATCACATGGGCGGAAGCCACATCTCCAATATACTGGAGTAATATAGGAATTAACTGGAACTCCCCTGCTAAGGGAGAGTCTCCATCTTTTGCTGTAGATGCTGGATATACGACAGGCGGTAGATTAGATATAGGTTCATCTGTACTTTATGGTATAGATGCTGGCCTTGTTAAAAGCGGTACAGGCAAGATAGTTGCGGATGCTATATATGCAGTAAACACTGGATACACTTCTCTTGGCGGCTTTACGTTAAACGCATCTGCTGACTTTGATATATCTTTAGATGAGACGTCTTTAGGAATACTGACAAACGCTGTAGCATCTGCCAGTTATGATCTGGATGCTGGCTACATAAACAACACTAAGTACCCAGAGTCGGCATCTATTGCAGTTAGAATGAATTATCAGAACGGCGACTCATTCTTATGGAATGATGTAAGTGATATAACTACTGTATGGACTAAAGTTGACTATCCCAATTAAACCAGAAATAAAAGCCGAAGGAGGCTTAATTATGCAACACGATACTAACATGAGCCTCGGCTTGAAGAACGTATGGACTATTGAGTGCTACGACTCTGAGGGTAATCTTAAATGGGGCGAAACCAAAAAGAACCTTGTTACCACGGAAGGTCTTAACCACGTTCTGTCTAGCACTCTTGACGGCGGTACGCAGATTACTACTTGGTATGTCGGGCTTAAAGGAACTGGCTCTGCCGCCGCTGGTGATACGATGTCTTCTCACGCAGGCTGGACTGAGAATACGGACTACAGCCAGTCAGTGCGTCAGACCCTTACTTTGGGTACGGCATCTGCTGGTAGCATTGACAACACCGCAAGCAAGGCAACTTACTCGATCAACGCCACGGCTACGATTGCTGGTGCGTTTATTACTAGCGACAGCACTAAGTCTGGAACTACGGGAACCTTGTACGGTGTCGTAGACTTTGCATCATCCCGTGCTGTTATCTCTGGCGACACGCTTGAGGTGACTGTTACGCTGACTGCGGCGAGTGCGTAATGGCTGT